TTCCTACTCTGTCCTCAAAATCCCATTGAACCGCGACGGCCTGCTCTAAAAATTCTTCTTCGCTGTTAATAATGGCGTTCATCAGGGTAACTTTTTCGCCCTCCATACGCGATGCCTGATAAGCTGTTATCTGCGGCAGTTCACGGCCTGAAAGCAGCTCAAAAAACCTAATCATTAAAACGTCATCTATTTCGTTATCCAATCTCTGTGATTCAGCGTCAGCCAAAGGCCAAGAGTTACCCTGATAAAGCTGTTCTACAAATTCATCGGCCTTGTCTGCGTAAGTCCTGCCGCCAGCATTAAGATTGAGTTTGCCTCTCAAATTTGAATGCGCTCGCCATACACCCTCAACTAATTTGTGAACATATTGCAACTTCTTTTCGCCCAACTTATTGACAATCAAAGCACCCGTCAGAGCATCGGCACAAAGAGAAGTTCCATAAGCGACCTCATTTTCTTTGCCGTATCTGCGAATAAGCGGAAAGTTTGCAATTCCCGATTTGCCGAGCAATTTCTTAGAACCATCGCCATCATCAAGAAGAAGATAAAAAACCTTGTATGCTCTATCCTCTGGCAAAAGACTATCGGTTTTTGGCTTGATGTTCTTATAAACACAAAGCAGGCAGTTATATTCAGCAAATGGATTACTGCTATTATCTTCGCCTTTTGCGTCCTTTAAGACTTTCGGGGGCAGTTTGTCTTTACCGAACTTTTCCAAAAGCTTAATCGCTGTATATTTGAACGGTCTGCATAATACCGCCGGATTACCGTACTGGTCGTCTTCCAAATAAACTTCGCCGGGGTGAATCGGCAAATAGACCACTCTGCCTTTAACCGTGTCTTCTTCCGGCCATAAGCAGCCAGTTCCCAAAACCACTTCGTCTTTTTTGCACCAGAAATTGCCGCCGTAGAATGTTGACCGGCTAAATGAATACAAGAGCTGCTCGGTAGATTCCTGTAAATACTTCTTGACATTATCATCATTCATCAGGGTTTGATTTGAGGCCATCAGCTGAAGCCATGGCATTGACTTGCTGATAGTATGGCCGATTACGCCTAAAACGTGTTTGTTCGCGGCATTCGCGGGGTGAGGGTCATAATTGGTCTGTCCAAAACGCTGGCCTGCCTGCTGATTACGCAATAGGTCGTATCGTCGCGGCATAAACAACTTAGTTAAGACCGTTCGCAGATCATTAAAGATATTGCGTTTATCCTGCAAATATCCGTAATGCTGAATAAGCACTTTAACAAGTTTTTCGTCAGTGTCGTATTGAGTAAAGTCTAACATTTTTTGTCCATATAATCATATTCCGTAGGCAAGCTTATAGTGTCTATCTCTGTTTTAGGGTTATAATCGCCAACATAGTCCCTGCTTCTTATGTTTAAATTGGTAGTGTCGAAATCTAACTGTACAAAATCTTTCTTATTGTATTTGCTAAGAAGTTTAATAAGCTTTTCAACAGTAATCTTCATCCCAATTTCCCTTTAAGTGTTGGCGTTCCCAAATCTGGCATTATCGAGGCAAGACCGAGCGAACTTGCAACCGAAGCACTTCTACCCTTGCCCGCTTTATTTCTTTCGATAATATCACGTTTCGCCGCTTCCGCTTCGGCCTGATACTTTGTCGGCGGTGTTGCTGCAGGAGGAGGTAGCTTACCGCCCCCGCCGCCTTTGTAACAACATCTAAATTCGGTATCTAACCAGAACTCGTAATGCTCGCCGTTCACTGTTCTTGTTATTTTCTTAATCATTTTGTATCCTCATTTGCAAAATAACTGAATGGCCCTTAAATCCCCAAGTTATACAAGCTCTGGTAATCACCGATGCTCTTTCGGTTTCAAAGCGAATTTCTTTACAGTCGATAGACTTAACCCATTCCCTTAGCTGTTCAAAACCTGCTTTTGCGTGTTCAGGGGTCGAAATGTTCCATGCTTGGTCTAATACCACATAATCACGATTAAACGGCTTAAATGCGACAAGATGACCAACAATCTTCTCGTCATCATAGCCAACCATAACGCAGATATTGTCAGGTGAATTTGTCATATAATCGACAAAATCCCTGCACATAACATCTTTAGAATAAACGCCGTCAGCCACAAAGTTTTCTTTGAGCTTGTCGATAATATCAGGATTAAGTTCTCTTTTAATGGTTTTCAATTTACGCTCAACAAATCAGTTTCTTTGGCCGCTTCAACCGGCTCCTGTATAAATTCGCCTTTGTTCTCAATTTCTTTATTACAGTGGCTACATATAACCTTTTCGTCCTGTCTCGTGGGCGGCTCACTGCCGACTAAATGTAAACAATATGGGCATCGGACTACGTAAATCATTTTGCTGCCAGTAACTCAAAAAGCCTAACCATTGTATCTTTATGAGCAAATTCATCAGATTGTCGTCTTATTTCATCAGCCTGTTTTTTTGTAATTTCGTAATTTTCCATTTTACCCTACCGCCAATAAATCGCTCACGCCTTGTTCTTCCCGCTGCCGGACAACCCCGGCATAGTTCGGGCTTGTTGTGCCTATTCTTGCACCGTCAATAGGCTCATATCTATAAACCAAAGCCAGATGCTTAAACGCATCGCCAACGTGCCGCGTCCAATCCCCAACAGGCTCATCGAAATACACTGGCTTGTCAGGGGTACTCAATGCCTCATTTTTCCTTTGTCTCCAATTTTTTAGGCCGGTAAATCCCTCTAATGCCTCTTGAGAAAACCAGCATTTAGGAACTATCGACCTTGCCGCTTCAATCGCATCTTTTACAGAGCATGCAGTTATTTTTTTAAAGCGTATGCCCAAATCGGCGAAAACGTCAGCCGTGAATTGGCCTGTTTGTCCGCTCTTGGCATTTGAACCCCATAAATCAGGCGGGGCAAAATGGTCGCCATAGATATAATCTTTATTCTTTAGAATAACTGCGTATTTTGGCGCACCTAAACCCTCGCCATCGTAGTAAAAATCAATAATCCGTATCTGTTCTTTAATGAATTGAACAAACCAAACAGCATTGTAAACATTGCCGTAATCCCAAACCGTATAAACCTTTGCAGTTGGCTCGAATTTAACAGTTCCTACTTGCCCATCGCTTTCAATTTTGTTCAGCCACTTGCCTAAATATGTTCCCTGTGTATATTCCGGTTTCTCGCCTTTAATGCGGATTCCATACTCGATTGATTCCTCGCCGTATTTCCTGCGAATCATTTCCTCGTATTCGCGGCCAGATATTTCAGGGATTATCTTTTTGCCTAATTTAAAATTGGGCGTGTCTTTAACGGAAATTCGCACAAAATGCCAAGTCGGGTCTGATTCACAATCTGCAAACGCCCCGCTTGCCGATGTCGGATTACCTACGGCTATTATTTTGCAGTTTGGGTCAGTTAAAAGAGATTCTGTTGCTTTCCATATCGCGGCAGGAATACCCGCAGCCTCGTCAAAGATAATCAAAACGTGGGCGTTATGATAACCCTGCATTCTCGTGGCTTCACCAGTAACCGTATCGGCCTTTGTACTAAAGCCGTAAGCGAACCATTTCTGGTCAGGGTCAATGTCAAGCTGTGTTTTAGTCATATTGCCGCCCAATGGAATCTTTGCTTGGCTATGGGCAGTGTGTATCTCTTTCCAGAGCAGTTTTTCTACTTGGTCGAATATCGGGGCTGTCGTAATAACTGTTGACGGTTTATGTGTGAATAAAAACCATAACGCTATCCTTGCAAGGGTGTATGTCTTTGAAACGCCGTGTCCGGCAAATACGCAGGTCTTTTGATAGTCCCTAACACTCTCTGCCAGTTCAATCATCTTTGGCCAAACGTGGTCAGGGTTAATATCGAGAACCTCACACCCGAAGCCTATCGGGTCAGGCTGATATTTGTCTATAAAGTCCTGCTGTGTTGTCATTTTTTCATCGCTTTAAGAAAGTCAGCAAGTGTCATTCCCTGCTGATTATTGTCTTTTTCGTATATTCCTAAATGCTTACCAAGATTTTCAAGTGCCGATACTTTGCTGTGTAACTTTAATCTGATTTTCTCCGTATAACCCTTGGACTGCCCGCCATCGTGCCTAATGTCAACCTGAATAGAATCAACAGCAGCAGCTTTATCTTTGTCTATTCCCGACAAATCTACAATCTCATTGTCTTCGGAAATGTAATCCTGAATGTTGGCGAATGCTATTTTAGCAAATTCAGCAATAACCTTTTCTGCTGTAATTCCAGTTTTAACTTGCAGTCTTTTTTGAAGTTCTGATATTCGCTTTTGAACAACAACATTTAACAACAACCTTGAAGCCATCTGCTGTGCTGTTTTCTTGCTATATCCCGCCCTGATTGCGGCCTGCGTTCCATTTAGGTCAATAAGATACTCATTGCAGAACTTCTCCGCTTTGGGCGTTAGTATTTGTTCTGACTTGTTTTTCTTCTTTGCCATTTATTCCAACCACTCATCCGGCATTAAGCCGATTATTAAAGCTAAAATGAGCCATTTAATTTTCATATTTATTAGTGCGAAAGCCAGGGTCTATTGCCTATTGTCGCCGGATTCCACGGCATTAAATCTGCAAAGGTTACCACTTCAACATTGTTAGTTCGTATGTACGCTAACAACTCATCAAATTCCGTCAGGCTGATTCTGCCTGATGTTCCGTCTATTTCGTGAAAATACAAAACACCTAATTCGTCATTTGCGACTATCGTATCAATACAAGCCTTTGCCGTTACCAATGTGGGGGCAGTGCCGGTAGAAGTAAATGAAACTGTACCAAAACCACCAGAGTTAGGAAAACCAGACCCCTCGGTTATTGCTCCCTCAAACAGACCGTAATTGACCGCCGTGATTGTCATCGCGGCAGACGATGTTAATCGTGTGTGATAATTATATTGATTCATCATCTTAACCATATCTCTGCCTGCCGCAAGAGTGGCCTGTGCAGTAACGGCGGCAGAACCAGTGCCATTTGCGAAATAAAACCTACCCTGACCAATCCCTATGCTTTCGAGCCATCTTCTACATTCGAGCATCTCATTTATCATTTGCCAGTACATTGCATCTGTTCCACCGCCATCTGTATCAACCCAATTCAAATGAGATTTTGAGTGGTTGCAGATTAAATGCCCTTGTGTTTGCATCGCAAGCAGATTAGCAGTTGTTAAGTGGTTGGCTGTATTGCAATAGTCTTTAACGACATAAAACATACCATCGTAATTATAAGCGTCCATTTTCTGCGAAACGGTCAAATGTTCATCATCTGCGTTATCGAAAGTCAAAATAAGTCTTGGTGTGGAATGATTCCTAAAAAATTGTACCGAGTCGATATAGTATATGGTATTATTCCCGTCTGCCGCGTTGTGCCTTGAAATAAAAGTTAACCCCTGTGCGGTCGTCCTGTCAACCCCCGCGTCTGCAAGCGAACCGCCAAGAGCAAACTCTATTGAGTGATAGCCTGTCGTTGCGGGCAATAACTCTTTTTTGTAGTATTTTGACGACCCTGTATGAATCCATACGGCCAGCATAGTCGGCTGCGAGCCACCAGTTACTGTTGCGTCAGGCACATAATAATTAACCTTGCAATAAGAATTTGTAATATCGGTCGAGGTAAATGCAAAGGTGGCCGTAGTATAAGTGCCGTCCCCGCTTTGCGTAACTCTTATGCTATTGCCGTCTGTGTGAGAAAATTCCGAACCTGTCGTATCTGTTACTTGTGCAACAACACTACGAGTACCATTTGCCCATCCTGTGGCAGTATCGCAATTAGTCTGATATACCAAATCATCATCTGTGGCATCAATAAAATGGCTTGTGGTTTTTGGGTAAAATGGATTGGTTGACCACTCTGCCCAGCCCGCCGTCCCCATCGCCAATAAAATCAATAATACTAAATACTTTTTCATATAGCTGCCTTTAATTCGTGTTTTTTTCGCTCGGCTGCCCATAAAATTAGCCGCGTCAGATGTTCTTGGTCGGCTATTCGAGGCAGTATTTCGGTTCTTGCGGGATTAACGTAAGTGATTTTACGGTCGGCGAAACAAAGACTGCATTCTGATTAACCATCAGTAACACAGCCGCAAAAGTCGCATTCCCTAAAACTCATAGACGTAATTCCGCTATTGGTATGGGGATATTATACGATGAGGATATTGAGGTGAAAGAGTGGAGAGTATAGAATCTATACTTTTTGTTAAATTTATTTTTCAACCGATTTAAAAGCATGGCCACAATCCAGTGCGGAAGCCCTGACTGTCCGGCTATTCCTCTGCTTGCTTACTACCGGACAGTCAGGGCTTCCGCACTGGGGACACCCACCCTCTACGCTTGCCCGGTGATAGTATATGATTTTTTCCTGCTCTGTTGTCGTCATTTCATTGACCTTTCATCTATTCGCTTGTTAATATCGCAAAATCCCCAAAATTTACCGTACCGTGTTAATCTGCAAATAATTCTTGCAAAATGCTATAATTTTCAATTCCAAATCAAACAACCCTACTCTTGCCAATTTTTATACTTTTGTCGCCATATCCGCTCTTGGCTATTGACGTGGCAACATCCTTTGCCACCACATCGTCCACGGCGTTCACTGTAACGTGGATAACGTCTATTCTGACAAAACTAACGATATACTCATTTTCTTTTTTATTTATCATTTTAAATCTCCAAATTTAATTAGTTAAAATTGTATAATCCCCAAAATTAACAATCCCATCGCCGTTCAAGTCTATAGGCCGGCAGTCTGCACACTGGCGAGTATCAGCCAGCCAGCAGTCTGCAAAATAGTTTAGGCTCCGGCAAACATCGAACCAGAACCAGAAAATAGGATTGCACAGAATTAAACAAATCGCTTTTCGTTGCATATTAGCTCCTTTTTCTGTCCCAATGCCTGCCGCGATTCCAACCATTATCGCAACCAGCAAAAATTTCATTATTTAAAAGCATACGCCATCTCGTTGCACATACCTTAAACCTAATTACTGTTCGGATTATGAATCTCACAATCACAGTACTGACACCGTTAATGTCATAATGAATAACTTCAACTACCTTACGACAATGCGGCTTAAAGTTTGCGTTCCTAACTTTACTTCTTACTCTGGTATCGAACACAGAAAAAGTATAGTTCATATAATCTCCTTACTTAATTCTGATTGGTTCATTGTTCGCCTGTCGGATTCGTTCTTGCCAATACCTTATCTCTGTTTCTAAATAAGTCGGCATATACCGTTCTGGCAATCGCATTAGATTATGACCAGTGGCTACATACAATTCCGCCCAAGTCTCACTGCAAATGTATTTATTTGGGTCAAGTTTCTGCTCTGGTTTGTCAGGGTTAAACAATACCGCACCAATCCAATCGTACTCTTTGCCGTTTAACTCCTCGGCCTTGTGATAGGCCGCGTCTTCCTGTATATTCGTCAGGGGTATTTCAATCGTATCCCAATAGGCCGGAGTAGAGTATCCGATGTTCTTAAACCTGCACCCGCCATCTTGAAAACTCGCAGAAAAACTAATATTGGCGTAGCTATCGCTGAACTGCCATTCGATGTGCGTGTATGGGTCAGACTTAACAAATACAAGTCTATCGGTCATAGTTAATTCGTAGCCAAAAAACGTTGCGCGTCGGGCATTAAACAATCTGGCTTTACAGATATTTAGATTGCACTCACTCATCTTTATTTTCCTTTATAGGTTGCCATTTGTCGTGATTTTCGCATGAATTACAAGGCTCGCCATCTTCTGGGTCGCCACAATCTGGGAAATCAATACTCCATTTGCAGTTAAAACATTCCTTTTTCATTTATTCACTCCTACGGCATTCTGCCGCAAATAAAGCCAACTATTGACATTGCCCAGACTTATATGGCTATTGTGATAATTATGCCAATGCCAAGCAATATGTTGATTATCTTATTGCCCATTTATTCAGTTCCTTTCACTGCCGCTAATGCCCGCAAAACATCTTGTCTTATCGTTTCAAATAATTTGTGTTCCGGCATAAGACCAATAAATCCATCGACCACATTTGCAAGGAAAACGTATTTATCCATCTCTGACTCAAATTTTTTCAGCCGTTCATTCTCCGCATTGCAACTAATAAGTTTTAATGATAAATCTGTAATTGCTTGACTTAACGATAGACGCTCTGTTTTGAGGTCGGCAATCTCATTAGTAAAGTTGGAATCTCTTATTGTCAGGATTCTATTTGCCTCAAGCACAGAACCTATCTCCGCCGCAAGTGCTTGCAGTAATGACATTTTTTCGTCTCTCATTTTCTACTCACTTTCTTTCGGCATCTTCTACAAATTCTTTTATGGTCATTTAGGCCAAAACCAAACGACACCCTAATCAATTCATAAGATAAGTATTCCCAGTCGTGCAATCCTAACCAGCATAAAAATCTACCTAATCTTTTGCTCATTTTTCACTCACTTTCTTGGGCTTGACGAGCTGCCAGACCGCATCGCCAACTATTGGACACTTAAATGCTGATTTTACAGTTTTTGCAGTAATCTTGTACACGGCTTCAATGCTACACTTGCGATTAAAGCATCTACTACAAACATATTTGCATTTCCACTTTGCCATTTTCAATTTCCTTTCATGTTTTAAAGTGTATGTCCAACCAGACGCTTCGCCCGCAAACAAACGTACACAGAGTGCATTGGGTTTTCACCAACTTAGCGTAAACCACTTCCGCCGGTTATTAACTTTTAAAATGCCGCCCGACCGCAACAGCACAGAGCGGCGTAGTGCGCCTGCAACGAGCAGGCAGTAGATTTTATGGTGCTAAACTTTTTATCGCTCCTGTTCCGTTCAAACTCCCAATAACATCGCTGCCGGCAGTACCATAAGCCTTAATCAGATTGGGGTCGCCCTTATCGAGCCTTTTCCCGATGCCGAGTTCAGCACCATTATCTTTTGATAACTTGAGTTTCAGGCCAGAAGTTTTTATGTTCTCATCGTTGGAATGATATTTTAATCGTTCCTTGTCTTTCAAGACCATCTTGTCGCCAACTAAAACATAGCTTTCTTTGGTGTACTCTACAATTACACACCCGCCGACAAACAACATCGCAATAAAAATTAAAACCAAACGTTTCATTTTGTGCCTTTCTAAATTAAACCTTTTGTTTGTTTAAAGATTTCACTTGCGTCAATAATCCTCTGGATAATTCCGCTTTTTGCTTTTAACTTTGCGTAGTTCTGAAAGCCCTTGCCTTTTTTCGGGATTCTCTGCATAACAATTTCAAGTTTAACATCTGGATAATGCTTTGACATTCGCAGATACTTTGAATTATCTCTTGTCTCGAGATAGCCTTTAGTCTCCTGAAAATATGTCGAGCCGTCATTGTTCGTAATCCGAAAATCCGGCGTATATTCATAGGGTTTGTTCTTATAGCCAAATTCCCTAAAAGTAAATTTCTTCGGCTCGTATTCCCAATCGGCAATCTGTTCGCAATCTTGCAGGAATTGAAGATATTTTGCCCACTTACTTTCAAACTCGCTTCTGTAGGTTATTGTCTTGCCGCCAATTTCCATAGTTACTTTTTTGGCATTG